TCAACTGAATTTGAATAAACTAAACCACCTACTACCCGGCGTTTAAAGGTACGGAATGCAAGACTGCACTCCCTTCCTTCCACCTACATGGCACGACTGTGACTAACAGTCTGGCAACTTTATCCCCAGAGGTCGTGGATCAATGTGAATCCCTGGTAGTTGGGCCCATTGTCATTGAGTTTTCAACACAGGTGGTTCAGTTTAACTGGTACCAGCGGAGGGAATTGAACCCTCTCAAGAACGCTAATCTGGCGCTAAAAGGTCTATAAGGCCTCTCTGACTCCCAAGTCTCGCTGGCATATTGAATTTGTTAAAGTAGCAGCACCACGTTATTGCTGCCATTCACCCGAATTAACAAGCTCGAGCGGGAGTCGGTAAGTTACTTGGGATACCGGTCCAGTTTAGTCGCCTCAATGGACCCCTGCAGTTCCGAACCGCAGGGTGGGTGTCGAACCCATGACCTTCTACTGCTTTGGTCCTTCGAAGAAACCTAGACAGCGTGACTTTCTCTTGCTAACACTCTAACAAAACTTGGCGCCCCTAACAGGAATTGAACCTGTCTACGTTCAGCTTCAAATCTGACTCGCAACACAGTCCAGGGCATAACTTGGCGCAGAACATTTCTGTTTTTATCCGTGTCCAGGAATATTACTCCAGACAAAAACTGCAAATTTGGTGCCCCAGAGGAGACTCGAACTCCTAAAATTTGGCTTCTAAGACCAACACGTATACCAATTCCGTCACCGGGGCAAAAACTTGGCGATGCGTGGGAGAGTCGAACTCCCGTCTCTGGATAGACAATCCAGGATAATGACCGTTATATGAACGCACCTAAATTTGGTGGACAGTAATGGATTTGAACCACTGCGCTTTTTACAGAACGGATTTACAGTCCGTCGCCTTCAACCACTCGGCCAACTGTCCTAAACTTGGTAGAGCATAGCGGAATCGAACCGCTCTTGGTGGACTGAAAACCCACTGTCCTAACCGATAGACGAATGCTCCACTATATGAAAACACAACACTCATCTGCTTGTTCAAGGCAATTTGACTGTTCGGCATTGTGCTTACATATAGTGCTCAGAACTGAATCCGAGTACACCATAATTAAATTTTTAACGAACATACAAAGTAGTCTCGATCAACTGTCTTTGTTTCTAACTAGTCTCTAGTATAACACTGATGCGGTTTTGTGTCTACCAGCGCCATAAAAAAACCCGCCTAGTGTGCGGGTCTTTGTGAATGTAGTACGTTTTTAACTATAGTGACAAAGACCTCGCCGGCAATCGCTCTCATAGGCCAGCTCATAGCTGGTTGGTATTAGATTGAGTGTGAGTGCAACTTGCGTCATCATAGTGTATTATATATGCCTGCGACAAAAAAGTCAAGAAAAAAGACCACCAAAGTGGCCTTTTTGGTGATTTCTGTTTCGAGGTATTTCCTACCTTCGGTTGCTTTTTCAAGCAGCCAATGCGAACTGTGAGTCGTTTGCGTTTACTTTTTTTGCTTCTGCGACCGGGTTGCCCCAATCCTAACGGCTTCTACATTGCCGGACTGTCCATTTCCGTACTTGTGACCCTGTCGAAACTATGCAGGCCCATCATAAACACACCAGAGGTCTTTTTGCAAAAATACTCCCAGTCCAATGTGTTTATGGTGGACCTGGGGGGATTCGCACCCCCGTCCAGAATCCTTTTCTGTCTACTTCATACAGTCTTAACTTGCAGTATATATTTATTCTCGTTTGCTGTCAAGTGAATCTATCACCAACCAGCCCAGACGGAACAGGTCCTCTCGAATTTCGTCAGTGATAACACCTTCACTCACAAACTTCTCTATCATGTGATAGTGTTCCTCTTGATCAGGAGTCATTGCAGCCACTTCCTCGGGTGTTCGTTGCCAGTCGCCGTTGTTGATGCCCGAGCAGTACCAGTCGATGTAATCACCTTTTTGTTGCATGTCAGCAATGACACCGCCAGCATAGCGCCAACTACAGTGCCATTTTTGATCGTTAAGCCGTGGCCAAACATCGTTGCGCTGAAAATCGTTGTTGCACAAGGCAGCATAAAGATTCTGTGCATAGGATTCTGACTCACGGGTCTTGGCCAAGATCCAGTCAGTGGTCACAAGATCGTACTCCATGTTGTTGAATCGTCTCTCAGGATCCTCCCACTTGTTTCGATCTTGCAAGCGAATCTGCTCCAGCATGGCCACGTATTCGTCACTGATGTCTTCACCGTCTTCTTCCTGACGTGCACGATATGCGTCAAGATGGAAGGTATGACGATCAGGACTAGAACTTGGCAGTTTACTCATCACTCGATCTCCTAAGATTTGGTACGACTGGAGGGACTTGAACCCTCAATCCCTTACGGGCGGCAGATTTTAAGTCTGCTGTGTATACCATTCCACCACAGTCGCATTGTCTGGTCCGGCGTGCAGGAATCGAACCCACATTCGCGGAGTAGAAATCCGCTGTATTATCCATTATACTAACACCAGATGTTTGGTAGGACCTGAGTGATTCGAACACTCCACCAACAGATTATGAGTCTGCTGCTCTTACCTAATGAGCTAAGGTCCCTAAACTATATTCTAACAGGAATGTTATTTAGTGTCTACGGTTTTGAACAGTTGTTCGACATCGCTGAGATGATCTGTTTTGATCTCTCTTAATTCTAGACCAAACAGTTCAGCAATGGAGTTCTTGTAGGTGATGCGCTTGTTGTTCCAGTCGCGGATGGCAATGGCTCGCCGGCCAATTTCAGCCAGATCCAACAGGTGCTCCACACCAGATTTCAACTGCCATTCCAGATCCCAGATCTGATTGTGGATCCGGGTTATCTCGGCAATGTTATATTCCAGAGTGATGCATTGGCTCTGGGTCAATCGTGCTTGCAGTTCCTGGTGCCGTGCTTCGTACCAGTCCAGTTCAGCTTGATTGCCCCTGGAGGTGCGTTCATATTTGATTCGTGCAATGCACAGGCGGTCGATCAGTTCAAGTTCAGGTAAAAATTGCATAGTCAATTACTTAGCCACAGTGTTCCTGTGTCAATACTAATCTACTAGACTGTACAAACGTTCGGTCCAGTATTCATTGTAGTCGCTGCATTTTTCTGCAATCATCTGCACTGCGGCACTGCGTTGTAGATATGTGCGAGTGAGTTTTGCTTGTTCAAGTTCAGCAATCAACTGATCAATATGTTGATTCATTTTTTCATTGAGTGTCATTTTTGTTCCATGCTTTTGATAAAATTCTGCATCATGACCATGGCCTTGGCCATGCTTTGTTCGGCACTGGGTTGCTGTACGCAGGCCGCTGTGATATTTTGCTTGTGAAATTGTGCCAGCTCTGCTTGGCATGCTGTGAGGTCTGCATAGTTGCCAACAGTGGTAACACCAGTGGCCAGCACCAGAATTAAATTGTACATTCTTCAACTCCTGTTTCAGTTAAACACGGCACGGGACTCAAACAGATCACCGTACATTTCTTCGTAGGCCGCATCCCAGTCTTCGCGGATCCATTCAATGGCATATCCGCGCTGGGCATAGTCATCGGCCATGACCTGCAGGTAGTGCAGAGCCTGTAGGGCGCTCATATCGCGATCAGCCATCAGACTCAGATTGCTACAATGTGCAAAATTATTGCTGTCTCTGTGGGCACTGACTTGGACAAATTGCTTGATCATTTCTGGCTCCTTGTTGCGATGTGTTAATTATAACGGTTTTGGCGATTACTGTCAACTGTTTTACATTGACCAGTAAGTTTCTGACGCAGGGTTGCAACACCAAGGAGTGTCTGCATCAATTTCCACCGGTACGCCGCTCATCAAATTCTTTACTGTCATCTTGGGAGTCCGGTAAGTGTCACGGCTCACAATGAGCAGTTGGTCCACGCTCCAACCTGCTTTGCGGCAAAGACGAGTGCGGGTGGCGTGAGCTGCAGGGAAAGTTTTGTATGCACGAGTCTTGTTAGGACCGTCTGTTACAATTAACCCAGTACCTTTAGCAACGATATAAAACATTCTGGCTCCTTTTTGCTGTCTATGTGTATATTATAGCATTTTGGTGAATAAGGGTCAACCGAATCAGCACCCACGAATATCGCTGTTCAGGTTGGGCTGATACTCACGTATGAGTTCACGCTCCAGAGCATGAGCGGCGCTTTTGCCACGCACTGCGTCAACAATCAACACTGCAAAACTGTCTGCTCCGCGCTCGCGCATGCACTCATACAGTGCCCAGTTCTTGTCTTCAGTTCTGCTACGATACACATGCTTGTTGAAACGAGTCTGAACACTACGGTTCACTGTGCCGGCAGTTTTGGCAGTAACGCCAATGTAAAAATCCGCGCCAGATTGCAACATGTAAATCACATGCGTACGATCTGATCGTTTTTTACGGGGTGTGTTTTTTGTGTCCATGTGTATATTATAGCAAATCGGGCATTTTGAGTCAACCTTTTTTGCACATGAAAAAAGTAGTACTTTTGTAGTACTACCAGGTGTGTACTTTAGCTATGTTTTTTTTGGTCAATCGCGAGACAGGGCATCAAGATATCGATCTAGATCGCCGTACAACTGATATGCCACAGCTTCACGGCTGTCAAACAACACCAGTTCAAAATGTCGATTGTTGCCATGGCACCAATACACACAGGGACAGTGTCGGTCCAGTGTGAATTGGCGTTGTAGGCTCATGCTGGTGGCACCGGTATGTGGTATCACATAGCGCCAGTGTGGCAATTTTAGTTGTTGTGTGAGCCAATCATATCCCACATCACTCAGGCCCAGGCCTCCTGTGTCTCTGATGTTGCGCCACCACAGCCGCATGGCACTGTCAAGATCAGGACGAAACTCTGAATCCAGTTGATCCAGCCAACTTTGTGTGAGTTTAGGCCGGTCTCGCACCTGGTGTTAGTTGTTGCTGTGAATAATAGCTTTCCATATTTCAGGAGCATGCATCTTTGTCCAAAAATGCTTTTGATTAAAATTCACAATGTCTGTTGTTTCTTGATGGTACAACATGTTAGACCAACCAGGGCTATGAGTACATACCTTGTGCACTTGGCCAGCAACAAATTCTACAGATCTCATGGGTGCATAAATTTCATCGTAGTACTCATCAAAAACTTTAGGAAATGTTTTGTATCCCAATTGATGCAGCAGGGCCAGGCTTCCGGGGTTGCCAAACAACAAAAACGGAATGCCAGCAAACAAAGCACGAAATGTTTTTTCGGTCAAGAAAATCAAATCACCAATATTTTGATGATGAGTTTCGTTGATTAATTCAAACTCTGCCTGCTGATACAACGGCATAGATGACATCCAGGTTGGAGCAGTCTGCCCGGTATCAGTATCCGCAGTGCTGTTGTGATAGGTGCCGGTCAGCCGATGATTCAACATCATGAATTGTTCAAAAGCGCTGTTTTGTTTGATACCAGTTGAGAACAAGTTCAAATGACTAGTTTCGGGCAAAAGCCTATTATTGGTACCTGACCAAGAAACATATCCATATTTTACCACATCAAGGAATTCCAGCATAGAAGTCATTATCAAGCGATGTGATCTTGGATTAAGATTAAGACTTAAAAATTTATATTTTTTAGATGCGGCCGGGCTGTATTTAGGCAGCTGATCAATATCTTTGTAATAAGATTGAGCCTCTGCTTGCAATGATGCTTCAAACCAAGGATAATAAATCCAGGCCACCCGCCAGTCGCAATGTTCATGCATGACTTTGCTGTTTGCACCAAGCAACACCTTGACAGAATTTGGCCGAGTTATGCCCAACGCAGACAGCAAAAGACAAAACTTACTTTGCCAGCTTGCAATTGAAATATTATTGTCAAATGTTTCAAAAACAAATGCCACCAACAACGTCAATGTACCGTCATTGATTTGATCCCGTACTTCAGGAGGCAAAAAAATAAATCCTAGATTGTCCTGGATTTCTCGACTGGATCCATAGTGCAACAGATAATATCCTTGACGACTGATCGGGATGTCTTTGTCCCAATTACAGAATTCAAAATGTTTGTCGCTATGGGGCAGTTTTTTTAGTGTGTTGATAAAATGTTCAGTTTCCCATAGTTTGGTGTTTGTATGATCAGCTGCAGGATACAACAAATTTCTGTGCAATTCATGAATACTAAGCGGCTTGGGCCGGACCAGCCTGTTCTGATTTTGATGTGTGTATATTCGAATCATGGATATATCTGAGTTCCTTGAGTTAGCAATACCACAGTGAACTTGTCGGTCTTGAACTGTGTGTTGAGTTTGAGGGCCAAGTTTTTGGCATGTCCTGGATTGGAGAAAGAGACCTTTTTGTACTTGGGACCGGGATACTGAGTCAGCATGTTGCCAGTCTTGAGGTTGATGGGTTTAGAGTTGTAAAACACTGCCCACACACCCTCACTCGCCAGCACTTGTTCAGTTTTGTAAGTGTGACGATCAGTGTGTTCGATAAGAACTGTGGGTTTGGGTCTCGACATGATTTGCTCCTAGCATTATTTATGCCATAAACTAGGAGTTTTTAAAGTCTCCGCCAGTGATCTGTAGTTCAATCACTTGGCTGTCTTGTGTGTGCTGTTCTCGCATGGTATTCAAAGTCAGCAACAGTTTGGTAATGTCAGCATGTAAATCTTTGGCGTCACGCAGACTCATTGTGAAATCACGTTGTCCACGTGCTTCGTGTGCCTTGATTGAATCCACAAAGCGATTGATGTGTAGGCTCATGTTCAATATTACTTTTTCAAGAACGGCGCAAGTTCAGGTGCTTTCCAACCCACAGGCTTGAGTACCTTGCCATCTTCACGCTTGCGAACCTTGCCTGTTTCTCGATCAATCTTGGCAAAGTTTGTGCTCATGACTTCCTTCCATGCACCTTCACCGTCAAATCCAGCACTGTGGATAGCACCAATTGTGACCACCAGGATATCGATCAAGGCATCCAACTGTTCAGTCATGTCATTGTCTGCAACTGCTTGTTTGAGTTCAGCATGTTCTTCGTCTATTAGATTCAGATACATCTTGTACTGAGAAATTGCATACGCATCAGTTTTTTGATCGCATGCTCGCATAAACTTTTCTTGATCTCTAAACGGGTTCATTTAATTTTTCCTTTATCCAATTACTGAGTTCTTCTGCAATTATAGAGTGTCCGTTGACATTTGGATGGCACAGGTTAGGTGTTATATATTCATGTTTAGACATATTATTATCAAATTCTGAATCATCATGCTTGAGATTTAATATTTCAGTTAGTGTCTTAGTATAAAACAATGATTCGTCAACAGTGTGATGCCTGGGGGTTTGATCCCAGTTATTGACAAATAAAATTTTGCATCCTACTTTTTGACAAAAATATTGTGCGGCCAATATATTTCTTATTCGATTAAACTTATCAAGTTGATTGCTGTGGATGAATTTGTAATATGCTTTGGAAGCTGGTGTATTTGATGTGGGGTGTATCTCTTTGGGTCTGTCATCTTTAATATTCATTGATCTTGAGATGCCAGTTAAACAAAAAAGAACCAACGTATTGTTACAAATTGGCAACGATGCATTTATCAACGTGTACAATGCTTGATCTGCACTGGTGGCTGGCACAGCTAAATTTATAGATTTAATATGCAACCGTTCACCAATCAGTGCCGGAAAAGATAATAACTTAGGATTTTTTAATTCAGCGCCGGCTGGCCAACTATCACCAATCGTTACAAGATTAGCTACCATTTATCTCTGCTTGTTGTTGTGTATGAAATGGACCTTGATACTGATAACGTTGCAAGGTAATTAGTTTGGGGTTCTGCACAGCCTTCCAGGCACGGTGTTGTTTGACCATGTACCAACCAGCAGCGTACCAGCTTTTGCTTTTGGTGTCGCGAGTAAACAACGGCAATCGGTGTTTCACATCCCATACAGGATTGTACACACGTCCAGTAACTTCGAACCCATGCACTTGGTTGGTGGCTGGCTTGACACTGGACAACTTGGTAAATTCAATGTTGGCTTCGCGACTGGCCATCCGGATGGTTTTGTAGCCAGCCACACGGTTCTGTATCTTCACAGTGACTCCAGATTCATCTGCTTCAATTTGTCCAATCTTGCGGTTGTCCTGTTTAAGGATCCAGTATCTGTCGGGAATAACTGGTTTTGCTTCGATCATTTTAATACTCCTTGATATGTTGAGTTCAACCAACGACCCATGGCATCCGCATGATCGCTGAGTTTGACAAGATCGTACTTGCCACAGAATTTTAAAAAGTGTGCTCCTACCATGCCTACATCTTTGTGGCTGACTTGTTCGCAAATGGCAACATCTACTGCAGCCTTGACATCTTCGGGCTGTGCTGTGAGATCAATCAGGGTGCGGTTGCGTTCGTAGTCGTCTAGAACTCGGTGTTCTACTTTCTCGTGATCAGACCAACGTTGCAACATCATGTTGTTCCAAGAATATCCACGGCGATTACGATCCTCAAATGCTTCGGTCAAGCCCACTTGATTCTTGGTGCCCTTTACTCGCACACCGGGATAGGCCGAAAACACATTGTCACCAGAGTCGCCACGCATACATTTCATGAACAGTGCCCAATGCTGATAGTCTGCAGGTGCTACAAACTTGGGGTCAGGCTTGCCTACTTTGATTTTACTGTTGCTTTCAACAGTGAATGCCAAGCTGCGACCACGATTGTCTGTGACACCATCCACAGCAAACAAGTGTTCATTGATGCCGTTGTAGAGTTTGACATTGGGCGCAATCATTTGCACAAAATCTGAGTCTGAACTCACAATCACATGTTGGTCTTGTGGATGCAGTGCGATCCAGCGAGCAATCACATCATCTGCTTCGGCAGTGGCACAGCGGATCACACTGCAATTGGTCTTGGCCGAGAGATATTGAGTCAGCAATTCATAAGTCTCCCAAAACATCTTGTCTTCTTCAGATTCAGTCTCAGTCATGGCACCACGTGCCACAGCACGATTGGCCTTGTAGGGTTTGTACACATCTTTGCGCCACGATCGACCTTCCAGTGCAAACACCACGTGGTCTGCTCCAAGATCACGAGCAACCTTGTTGGCGCTCATAAAAGTCAAGTGCAGGGCAAAACCCAGTTTGGTCCAGGTGTCGCTGGCACGGTGTGCTTGATGCCGTGCACGAAAAAACATGTTACTGGTATCAATTAGAAGGTATTTCATGTGTTCAGAAGTTTGTGGGTCTTGATGTATTGTAGCACATGTTCAGCCCAAAAGCAATGGGCATCCGGCCCAAAATGCCAACTGTGTGGGTTTACTGTTTGAAAGCCGTGATTTCGCAGCACACCATCAAACGTCTGGGCAGGATTGTAAGGATCCATGTAACAACTGTGCCAGTTGTAGTACTTTGGTTGTGCCTCAAAATGGCTGTTGCCATTGAACATCACGTGTGCAATGCCTTGATCCTGTAGGTATAGATGAAACTGATAGATGTCATTGTGTGCTTGCGATTGGCATTGTGCCCAGTCAATGTTGGTCACAAACTCCTGATACCGTTGTTGATATTCTGGAGGCACATGATCAATACCCGATGCATTGACTTGATGGTATTGACCATTGATCAACCATTCTTGTCGCTCCCAGGTGCTCCACTGTAGAACCATGAATGTGTCTTTGAGAATTTCTGCTGTTTGTGTTTGTATCCAGTCTCGAGTGGTACGCATGATACGAGCGTTGGAACCTCCAGCCTGTGCATCAAGATACAGTATGGCGTTCATCCAATTGGCTAGCTCGCATCCAAAGCTCACACGCTCGTTGTCAGGATGAGGCTGTTGTCCCAGACCCCAATACAGGCCATCGTCACAGGCCCAGGCATGAGAATTTACACATTCAGCAGCAGCCGCATGGCTATCACCATTCACATACAATATCATTTCTGTGACAGCGCCTTGTGGCTTTCGGCTGCGGCCACACGTCGACGCAGGCTTGAACTAGAGAATGAATGATCCCTGTCATTGAACACCAGTTCGATGTTGCGTTGATAGCATTCATGCTTGCCACTAAATTCTTTATCTTGATATTCTACACCAAGCACACGAACATCCAATGGTAGGATTAGCAAGAGGTCAACAAGATCTTGTTCGGTTTGATAAACCACAACTTCATCCACATAGCGACAAGCTGCCAACTGAATCTGTCGTTCCACAATGCTTTGTATAGGTGTGTTCTTGGTTTCAGGTCTGTCAATTGTGGGGTCAGTTTGCAGGCCGCATATCAAATAGTCGCAGTGGTTCTTGGCTTCAGATAGCATGGCAATATGACCTGCATGCAACATGTCAAAAGTTGAGAAAGTGATGCCAATTCGTTTACCTTCTGCCTTGAGCTGTTTGATGTGATTGAAAATCATGATACTTCGCTGCGTCCGTTGCCGATGTCGGTGCTGCGCACCCAGATGCCAGACTTGTTCATGGCCTGTTCTTGTTCCCAAGTTTCCATCACAACATGGCGGCACACGTTCTGAAACCAGCGATCCACAATTTCTGCGTCAGTGTCGTCTTTCTTGATCATGTAGCCAGCTTTGACCAAGCGAGCAATAAAGATTTCGTTCCAGTCCAGTTCAAACGCACCTTGGTGTAAGTTTTCGGGATCCACATCCATGCGTAACACAGCCACATAGGGTTCGCCTTTTTCAGTTGCAAGCTCTTTCTCATTCTTGGCAGGAGGCTTGGCTTTTGGTGCCTTAAGTTTAGGCTTTGGGGGCACCGGACCATCTGCTGCAGGCTGGTCATTGCCAAGCCACTTTTTGATTTTGTTGAACATTTATTTCCCCCAGCCATTGCCCCAGATATCCACATGCAATCGTGGACTGTACCAGTAGCCACGTTTGAGTGCTTCGTCGGCCACGTTGATTCTGTTGCCGTTGTACACTGACACCACACCGCCCACGGGCATCACAAACACAGGGCCTGCAAATTCACGACTGCGATATTCGGCCACAGCACGATCCAGTTCGTCAAAGTCCGCAGGCTTTTCTACCACAAACTTGAGATAGGTCACACCGTAGGATTCATAGTCCCAGACCACATCAGGCCGGATAGCATCCGACCAAGCTTCACCACTCACACTCAGCTTGGGACTGACGCTGAAAGTGATTTCGCCAAACCAGTTGATTAGATAATGCTTGAAATCTCTAGTGAGTTCCTGGGTACCGTTGGTTTCAAATGTGATGTGCCGCAGACCACGTTCGGCTAGAATATCCAACAGTTCAGGATAGGCACGTTGCCAACCCAGCAAGGGTTCTCCGCCTGTGATCACCAAGTGCACAGGATTGCCGTTGGGCTGTTGCCATACACCATTGGGCAGCAGTTCAGTCATGCGGTCTGCTAGTTCTTGTGCTGTGTATGTGGGACTGAGATGTTTGAAATCTGGGTGCCATGACGCATAGCTGTCGCAGCCAGTTGTGACCAAGGGTAGTTCTTCAAAAGTCTTGTACAGCTCGACCTTCTTGGCCACTTCGTCTGCTTCTGTGGATTTCACTCCAGGCTTGCAGCCAAATCCCGAGCATGTAAAGTTGCAACCAAATGTGCGTAGAAATACTGAAGGAACGCCTACATAGCGGCCTTCGCCTTGTGCTGAATAAAATAGTTCGCTTACTTTGAGTTTCATAGTCTTGTTACCTTTGAGATTGCTCTTTGCTTGAGATTTTTTGTTAAATTAATACTTTCCTCATGCATTTTAACACGAGTCGATTCTTTTGTCACCCAACCAGGCAACACTGCATCTAGATAAGCCAGATGCTCTTCGGGAGTAGGATGTGGATCTTCCGCTCTAGAATCTAAAAACATATCAAATCTGGATGCCTCCACCGGCCAACAGGTTCCTGGGAATATCACTTTTTTATTGTGCATATCTTGATAACTGGGCAATACTGATTCAAGAACATCAGCATACACCGCCACGACGTCTTCGAGTTCGCCCGGCTCACTTTCGCATTGAAAACCAGCTTTGAGATTGGCTAAACTAATGAATCGCCAATTCAACTGAGGTTTGGATTCTAACAATGTTTTTACTGCTTTGATATATGCAAGATCACGTATTACACAACCTCTTTCGTCAATATGAGTCTTGAGATATTCAGGATTGTATGTTGAACAATTAAACATGTTGCCCAGTGTGTGCCAACGCCTCTGTACATACTTGTCTTCTCTTGTAAAAGTACTCCAACACACTATCACAGTATCCCCAGACCCAAAATTATGACGTTGGTCCGCCTCCATTACAGAATTAAAGATAAAGTGATTGCCGGCGCCACTCTGACCCCAATTTTCAAAATAATCAAACTCTGGAGCCAAACAGTCTGCCCAGGTGCTCCATTGATAATTGGTATAACTGCACCCAAATGTAAATAATCTTTTCATGTTAATCGTTGCGTTGTTAGCAGTTGTAGATATGTTGCCAGTGCTCAATCATTTCGTCCATGAGTGCTTCAAATGTGTATGTGAGTTGCCATCCCAGTTGCTTGACAATCTTGGTGTTGTCTCCACGCAAGTAAGGCAGTTCTTCAGGGCGAAGGTATTTAGGATTCTGAATCACATGGTCTTGATAATTCAATCCCAGTTTTCCAAATACATATTCACACATGTCTCGCACAGATCTAGTGATGCCAGTGGACACCACAAAGTCGTCAGGTTGGTCTTGTTGTGTAATCAGGTGCATGGCTCGCACATAATCATAGCTGTGACCCCAGTCACGATAGCTGTCCATATTGCCCATCTCCAACTGATTGTTCAGGCCCAGAGCAATCTCCACAGCACCCTTGACCACTTTGTTGGTCACAAAATTTGAGCCACGTCGCGGGCTTTCGTGATTGAACAAGATACCATTTGACGCATGCAACTGGTAGGCTTTGCGATAGTGATGTACCATGTTGTAGGCAAACACCTTGGTACAACCATATGGGCTCACCGGTCTCATGGGAGTGGTCTCACGCTGATAGTTATCAGCATCCACACTGGATCCAAACATCTCGCTGCTGCTAGCTTGATAAAATCTAGCTTCAGGAACCACAGTACGATAGGCTTCCAACATGTTGATCACTCCCAATGCATTGACCTGTGCGGTAAACTGTGGAATGTCGCTGCTGATACGCACATGACTTTGTGCACCCAGGTTGTAGATTTCATCCGGCTGATACAGTCGCAGTGCACGTTCCAGACTGCTTTGATCAGTTAGGTCACCGTATTCCACTTCCACTGGCAGATTGCCAATGCGATCCTTTTGATGCTCCACAGTTGAATTACGTCGAATGATGCCAGTGACTCTGTAGCCCTGTTCCAGCAGATGTTCGGCCAAATAACTGCCGTCTTGTCCTGCAATGCCTGTAATAAATGCTGTTTTCATTGTTAAGTTCCTAGTTCTAGTAGTGTACGACTTTTCATTGTGCGTGTCAAATCTATCATGACCTGAGCCATGTATTCTGGCTCCAAACTGGCACCTGGTCTACCATTCAACATTGGTGTGTTGACTCTGGGAGGATGTATCAAGGCAATGTGTACATTGGTTCCGGCAAATATGTCTTCAGTGCTTTGCCACATGTTGTGCAGGGCTGATTTGCTGGCAGCATACAGTACCAGGTTGCGACGAGGTTGGTTGTGTACAGCACTTCCGGTTAGTACAATTTTGACTGCTTGATCGGGGTGGGCAATATAGTGTTGCACAATGGCCCAGGCACTACCAAAGTTGGCATCAAATACTTCTCGGTACGTGCTTTGATTGGTGCCCAACGTACCAATACAGTTGAATATCCAGTCTGGTTTTGTTTGGACAATAACATCAGAGATCTGTTGTTCTAAAAGATCATTGCTGCATTCTAATTCAGCACGAGTGACATTCACAACTTGATGTCCTTGTTGAGTCAATTGACGACTCACACAGGAACCAATACCACCTGTGGATCCAAATACCAGTGTTTTCATTGAATTTTTTCCGAGTCTGATTCAGGCCCGTTGTAGGGGCCGTTCTTGATTTCGTACATCACAGCATCTGCAGATACCACTGTGAAGTTGTGCCCACCGCGATACAAGATCATACAGTCACCTGCAGTCAACCCCACAGTTGCAACCATTGACTGGTCAAGATCAAACACCTGTGCTATCAAACGACCTGAAACCACAACCCAGGCTTCACAGGTGCCCGTGGTAGTTCGCACCTGTGGCAGATGACAGTGCGGAGCAATAGTTTTGCCGGTGGGTAATCGCATCATACTGGCTTGTAATATTTCTTCTGCATCCGCTGCATCCGTGCGACCTGCAGCGTCAACGGCTGACATCACACATGCTAACAAAGTGCCCGGTTGGCTTTGACTGTGAATTTTCTGAGTCATTTGTCAGGAGTATAATTTACTTGGCCGCCGGAATCAACTTTCATGTTTAACTGTACCATCTGATGATTGGTATCAAATTCTTTGAGTTTGACCCAGGGATCTTGTGTACCAGCTTTGACACTATTCCACCAGGCAGTATCCGTGCCCATAGATCGCATGTAAACTGCAAGTTTTTCACATTCTACCATACGACGCTGAGTGTTGGAGATATGATGAAAATCCATGGGATCATAAGGACGGCCTTCTAGTGCTGTTCGACCACGAAATGTTGCATCAGCATTGTTGCCAGTGAGATCATGACGATCGTGCGTGACATAGATCTCTAGCCGGTCCATGATGTCCAACATGTAGGCCTGTTGACTCAACCAAGCATCAATCATCTGATGCGGACTCAGGTGGCCAAGAATGTCCATCCACTCTGCAGGCACAATGGGAAAAATGCTGTAAGGGTGATCATTGTGAGTGTGCACTGCCAACAGTCGAAACTCACCAGTGCGTTCGCCGATCATTCTGTCCCACTCAGCCGTCTCCATAATAGCATCGTCGTTCCAGAACATGTACCAGTCTGCGTCAGCATGTTCAGCCAGGATATTGCCATAACGATTGATGTTGATGTAGCCCAGGGGGTTAAACTGCACAGCCACGTAGTCCACACCCTGCTGATCCAGTTCGGGCTGGAGACTAGTTCGAAAATGATCAAGTCCCACTGTGTCGTCTCGATCAAACCCAAACATGATCTGTACATTCTTTATGTCATGTGCGTTGCTGATCAAGGTGCGCACACTGCGATCCAAGGCATGTGTTCTGCCACGAGTAGGCAGCAAGATTGCTATGTTATATTTTTTCATTTGAATAAATCTCTAAAAGTTTCAGCACTGGATGTTGATCTTGATCAACTTTTTTCCATTGCAGTTTTCCAGGAGTATCATATGGAGAATACATTTCTCCAGTTTCCATGTCAAACAACATCCACTTGGCAGGACACTTGGTTTCGACTGTGAGTGTCACTACCTTGTCCAGTTCAGGAACTTCTGCACCGGTTACTAGTTTTCTCACGCAAACAAGTCCTCGTTCCACTCACGGTGACCTTCGCGAAAAGCCATGTTACTTTGTGTTTCTCGCACTTCTACCCGATAACACCACAGGCGTTTGGACTCAGCTTGACCCCACATGTCCGGAATGTAAACCCCATTCACATATTTGTACAACTGATCAGCTAGACCTTCACAGCCCAGTTTGGGTAGAATTGTTAGTTTGGCCAATTTGCGCCGTTCCATCTCTTTGTAAAAGGCCAGTTCAGGATCGTCTTCGGCCACCAGCAAGGTGTGATCAAATTGACTTTCCAATACACCTTTAAGTTCTTTGAGACCGCCGTAGTCAGCAGCCCAGTTGCGAGCATCCAGATCATTGGTGCCAAAGTAAAACTTCATGTTGAAGCTGTAGCCGTGTATTAGATTACAGTGACTATCAGCACGCCATTGACGATAAGCGCAAGGAAAAGAGTCGTGATACTCTTTGGTGCTGGTGTACTTGTAGTTCACTGGTCTAGTGTTTTCTAAGTTTTCTTCTAAATGACGGATTAAGTCGACTGATGAGTTTGCCATGTTTTTCTCCTATGTAATTATAGCATAGGTGGCAGAGTTTGTAAAGCGGGAGTGACACCAAGACCGCTTGATCATTACTTATGCCGGCTGTTGATAGCCGGATTGCTTGTAGTTGGCCTGGCCTGCAATAACACCACGCACACCGCCCACAGGATCCTCACAGTCGCCTGTGCGTCTGGGGATCAAATGCACATGCGGATACATTACAGTTTGACCAGCAGCGGCGCCTGAGTTCATGCCCACATTGAAGGCATCGCATTCGCCGGCTGCAACCATTCGGTTGCCTTCGGCCATGGCAGATTCAAAACAATCTTGGATCACTCCCGCTGTATTGAATCTAGGCACAAACAACAAGTGACCGCGAGTCACCGGATATCGATCCTTGAACACAGCCACATGAAAATCTGTTAACTCAGAGACTTCCAAGTTCCAGGGAGCAATTTTGTCCTGCATTGCTTGTTCTAAATCAGTCATCGTGGTGCAAAGTCCTGTTGTAGTTTGATATTGTCAAAGAATTCTTTCTTGACACCTTGGTCCAGTTTGAATGCACCTTTGAGCACTGTGGTCTGTGTTAGACTGCTATGCGCCATGATGCCACGATTCTCACAGCAGCCATGTGTGGCCTGTATGTACACTGCTACATTCTCTGAGTCAGTTGCCCGGCTGATCTCACGGGCAATGTCATTGCAGAGTTCTTCCTGTAGTGTGCCACGACGAGCACACCATTGAGCAATACGAGTGTACTTGCTAAGGCCAATGAGCTTTTGAGCTGCAATAATCCCAATATAAGCAACGCCATTGACAGGTTGGTGGTGATGACTGCACATACTGCGAAGCTCACTACGTACCACAAGCATGCCTTCGTAGCGTTCTGTTGAGTCATTGGGAAATGCTGTTGCGTCTGGTGCTGATTCATATCTTCCTGCCATCACTTCGTTAAAATACATCTTGGCCAAGCGTCTTGCTGTGCCTTTGGAGTTGGGATCGTCGTCACGATCAATAAGCAATCGATCAAGCACTGTTTCAAATGCTTCAGCAGCTTCGTCGATCAAGCGTTCTTTATTTTCTTCAGTGACATATTCGCTGATGTTATCGCCTGCCCAGAAACGTTTG